GGGGTCTTGATTAAAGTGTCCTTATAGTATACAACCTCATTTAAATTAGGTCTTAAATTATGTCAAACAGTGCAACACAGTTTGTATCAGAAACCTTTGCAAACTTTCTGCTAGAAAATGCAAACAATGGTAATGAAATCTTATCAGTCCTCGATGATATTGTAGAGGGTGCAGATACCTTCCTATAAGTAACACAAATTAAAGCACAGATTAGGGGCAAGTTGTTTATACTTTGCCCCCATAATGTGTAAGGCAGTTAGTGTTACTTAAGGTTTACACAGTTCTTGACACTTAACGCAGTGTATGTTATGATCTTATTTGACAGTTATTAGCCAGTTATATTCGCCCTTATGTTATAGCGTTGCGTTTTGCGTTGCCCCGTTTTAAAAAAAGCAAACTACCCTAACCTACAAAAGTGGGTACGTGCGAGATGTATATAAAAAAATCGGGAAAATTTTTTTTGACCTTCTTAGGATTCATATATAAAAAAATCGCCCAGTAAAAAATTGGAGGAAAAAGGTTGTCAGGATTCACTGCGAACATTACAGGAGACCAAGAGATATATCACATCTACATTAGAGGAGAGTGTGTTTATCACAGTTTGAATGAATCGCAGTTTAAACAGACATGGGCATCCTTGAAAGGTATGGTTGGTTTAATGACCACTGCATATAAGGAAGAAGATTTATCATATGAAAAATGCCCTGCAGGTATTGGTCAAGGGGGCGGTAAGGTATCTTGGAAAGAACCAGAGGGTGGTGATAGTTATTAAGAGGGTTATTACTACCCTCTTTTTTTATGAATTGACATATACATATAATTACTCTATAATTAAAGGGTAATTACAAAACACTATGGCAAAAGGATTTACTGTCAAGGCAAACGCTCCCAAACCAAAGAAGAAAGAAGATTGGGATATAGATGCTATTAAGACAAGGATGAAAGGAAAGACAATTGTATTCTGTCTTCCAGGTCGTGGATGTTCATACGTATTTCTGAAAAACTTTGTGCAGTTATGCTTTGATATGGTTCAGAATGGTATGTCCATCCAGATCTCACAGGACTACTCTTCTATGGTGAACTTTGCAAGATGTAAGTGTCTTGGAGCAAATGTTCTCAGAGGTCCTGATCAGATACCTTGGGATGGAAAGTTAAAGTATGATTATCAATTATGGATTGACTCGGATATAGTCTTTGACTCAAACAAGTTCTGGCAACTATGTGACCTTGCAGTTCCTGCTGAGTCTGTTAAAGAAGATGGAAGTATAGATGATGATTTATTAAATGAGCGTTCTATTACTGCTGGTTGGTATGCCACAGAAGATGGCAGCACTACATCTGTCGCTCACTGGTTAGAAGAAGATGACTTCCGCAAGAATGGTGGAGTTATGAATCACGAAACCGTCGAAAGTATCTCGAAAAGAAAGAGACCTTTCACAGTAGACTATACTGGTTTCGGTTGGGTAATGATTAAGAACGGTGTATTTGAGAAACTTGAGTATCCTTGGTTTGCTCCTAAGATGCAACAGTTTGAATCTGGTGCAGTACAAGACATGTGCGGCGAAGACGTATCATTCTGCTTAGATGCCATCGAAGAAGGATGGGACATCTGGTGCGATCCTCGTATTCGTGTAGGCCACGAAAAAACTCGTGTTCTCTAAGTATTATGGATGCACTCAAAGAGTGGGTAGAACACCACATGAAAGGAAAGACATCAGAAGATCTATGGTATCTGTCTGATGAAATTCTAACGGAACTATCGGGGCGTGACTCGATTAAATATAAAGTCACAGAAGATATAACTGAACTAACACACGATTCGGAGGGATGTTAAATGCCAAGGATGTACAGTGCATCAGGTGATGTAACGGTTGAATCAAGACCGAAAAAAACTCGTCAAGGAAGAGGCAAACATACTAAATATGCCGCTTCCTCTCGTAATACAGCAAAAAAACGTACAAGAGGACAAGGGAACTAAACTATGCCAGCACTTATATGTAACTTACCTGCTTATGAAGTATGGGTAAGAAAAGAATATCTTCTTGATCATAAAGGTGGACACGGTGAATTTGTAAAAGGCGTTTGGGTATCGGCAAAATCGATACCTGGACGTGCTTTTTACTTTGAAACATATCTACCTGATTATGCCGCAATGTTTGATAAATTGCCTATATCAGCATTTCTAAGCGAACCAGAGATACCTGACCCTGATATGACACTCCATAACCTTCAGTTTTGGAACTGTATGGACTATGGTTTGGTTGCTGTTCAGAAGCAGTTTGTAGGATCAATGCACTATGAACTATATACAAGAGATTATGGAACACAAACAGGTACATATATTTGTACATTAGACAACTATCATCAAGATGTTGATGCTGTTGACTACTCTACAAGTGAAAATCCACCTGAACATAAGTCTCATAACCTAATTGAGTTAGACAATGGGCAATTTGCACTCTATCCTAACAATAGAATACGTATCTATGACAATAGTTTAACACCTGAACCACCTAAAACTCCTGATTTTAAGGTTTCTACGGTCTTTTATCAGGTTGAGAATGGTCATGATCGTGATGGATTAGGTAGTGATGAAAATTATTTCTGGAAAACCACCAAAGAAAGAGAAATCGATGACACAGAAAAACAAAAAGATGTTGAGGGAGATAGCAAACGACCCACAGACACCGAAAAAACGTGATTCTAAGGTACAAAATGACCTTTGGGAGAAAATAAATGATGATGAGTTCTGGGAAGGACTCGATTATGATGCAGATGTTCTTTAATATCTTTAATAAATAAAATATAATTCTAAATATTAGACAATCCTATGCCTTTAGAACGGGTAAGTAGGGGTTTTAAAGACCTTAGCATGACTTTTCAGAGTAATCCTCTGAATGATGACCTCATTGGGCTTAAAAATGAGAATGCAATTGCTCGTTCTGTAAGGAACATTGTCATGACAGTGCCTGGTGAAAAGTTTTTTCAACCAGATTTTGGATCTAGGGTATCAAAATTACTTTTTGAAAATGTAGATGACATAACTGCATCACAAATTCGAGAAGAAATTGAATATTCAATTGTTAATTTTGAACCTAGAGTGAAAATATTGGATATATCTGTAAATCCAAATAATGATGATGCCTCTTTTGATGCTGTTATTGTATATGAAATTATAGGAGCAGACGTAGCTCCTCAGGAATTACAATTCGCCTTACAATCAACAAGATAAGATGCCGTTAGTAAATTTTTCTAACCTTGATTTTGATCAGGTTAAGACTTCACTTAAAGATTACCTTAGGTCAAACTCTAATTTTACAGATTATGACTTTGAAGGATCTAACTTATCATCTATTTTAGACGTACTAGCATATAATACCTACATTACTTCTTATAATGCCAACATGGTAACCAATGAAGTATTCATTGATAGTGCCACTTTAAGAGAAAATGTAGTTTCGTTAGCAAGAAATATTGGATATTTACCTCGTTCTAGGACTGCTGCTACTGCCACTGTAAGTTTCTTTGTGGACGTAACTGGTGTTACCCCTGCTCCTGCTACTATAACACTAAACAAAGGTCCTGTAGCGTCTTCTGCGGGGCAAACAGGAGTAAATTCATATGTCTTTTGTATCTTAGAAGACATCACAGTTCCAGTTTTCACCGATTCTAATGGAATTGCAACTGCTACTTTTGATCAAGTTAAGATTTCTGAGGGAACTTTGATAACAAATGCCTTTACTAACACCTCAGTCAATCCAGATCAGAAATTTATTCTTCCAAATACAGGAATTGACACTTCTTTGATGACGGTGACTGTTAAAAATAACGCATCTGAGACCACAGGTGCTAAATATAGTTCTCAAAATAGTATTTTTGACATTGATTCGTCTTCAAAAGTATATTTTCTTCAAGAAATAGAAGATGAGCGATATGAAATCTTTTTTGGTGACGATATTTTTGGTAAAAAACTAGAAGAAGGCAATTTTGTCACTGTTGAATACGTAGTTTCGAGTGGTGATGCTGCAAATGGCATTAGTAATTTTACTTTTGCTGGTAGATTGTCATATATTAGGAATGCTCAGTCATATTCAGTAACAACAGGGATTTCTTTACTCAGTACAGACCTTAAATCAAGTGGTGGAGAGAGTATTGAGACTGTTGATTCAATTAAAAAGTTTGCTCCTCGCATTTATGCATCTCAAAATAGAGCAGTGAGTGCAAATGATTACGAAACACTCATTCCAGCAAAAATTTATCCCGAAACAGAGTCAATTTCTGTGTTTGGAGGTGAAGAATTAGTTCCTCCTCAATATGGAAAGGTCTTTATTAGCATTAAACCAAGAACTGGTGACTTTTTACCTAATTTGATCAAAGAAAATATTAAAACTAAACTTAAAAAGTTTGCAGTTGCTGGAATTGTGCCAGAAATACTTGATTTGAAGTATCTTTACATCGAAGTTGACTCAAAAATATATTATAATTCCAATTTAGCACCCTCTGGTGAATTTGTTTCTACTTTAGTTCAACAAAATACTGAAAGTTACGCAGAATCAACTGAATTAAATAGATATGGTGCTAGATTTAAGTACAGTAAGTTCCTAAAAGTAATTGATGAGAGTGATGCCTCTATCACATCTAATATTACGACTTTACAGATAAGACGGGACATTAGAGCAGTATTAAATAGTTTTGCGGAGTACCAAATTGGATTTGGTAATGAATTTTATATCAAGAGTATGAGTGGATATAACATCAAATCCACTGCATTTAGAATAAGTGGAATATCTCAGGATATTTACATTTCTGACATTCCAAATTCTAATAGAGAAACAGGATCCATTTTCTTTTTTACTCTTCCCTCTCCTAATTCAACATCACCCTCTATTGTTAGAAGAAATGTTGGATCAGTTAACTATAAGAGTGGAATCGTTACTTTAAATCCTGTCAATATTATAGCTGGTAAATTAAAAGATGGTCAAACTATCATTGAGTTATCAGCATGTCCTAAATCCAATGACGTAATTGGATTACAGGATCTTTATTTACAACTAGATATTAGTAACAGTAATTTTGAAATGGTAGTAGACAACATCTCCTCTGGATTAGATCCAGCCGCTTCAAATTACACAGTAACTTCAAGTTATCATAACGGGAACTTAGTAAGATCATAAGATGCCACAAAATAGAGTTAAGTTTAGCAACATTGTTCAAAACCAACTTCCTGCTTATGTGCAGGACGAGTTTCCATTAGTTGCGGAATTTTTAAAATCATATTATGAGGGTCAAGAGTACCAGAGTGGTCCTATTGATCTTATCGAAAATATTGATCAGTACATTAAGGTTAGTGAATTAACCAATACTACTGATTCTATCATATTAGGCACTGCATTAGATCTTGGAGGCGATACTGTTAATGTTGATTTAATAGAATCACCAAATGGAACCAAAGGGTTTCCAGAATCTTATGGTTTATTAAAAATTGACGATGAAATTATTACATATACGGGAAAAACAGATTCATCTTTCACAGGATGTGTAAGAGGTTTTAGTGGAGTAACCTCATATACTGCTGAAGCAACCTCTGATACATTAGTTTTTGAAACAACTAAAATTGCAACTCATGTTTCAGGATCTACAATTACTAATTTAAGTGATTTATTTTTAAAAGAGTTTTTATTAAAAGTAAAACGTCAATTAATTCCTGGATTAGATGATAGAACTTTTGATTCTGATTTAGATCAAAATGTTTTTATAAAACATGCAAAAGATTTTTATTTAAGTAAAGGTAGCGATAAATCCTTTGAAATATTGTTTAAAGCTTTATATAATGAAGATGTAAAAATTGTAAGACCAAAAGATTTTTTATTTACTCCTTCTAATGCACAGTGGAGAGTTACTAATGATCTTGTAGTAGAACCAATTAGCGGAAATCCTGAAAATTTAGAAAATTCCACTTTATTTCAACAATCTTACGCTGATAGTATCAATAAAGCATATGCTCCTATAACCGCCGTAGAACCCCTTCAGGTGGGGTTTGGACAGACCTTTTATAAGTTAAGTATAGACGCAGGGTATAATAGAGATATTAGAGTTGATGGTGCAATTTATGGATCTTTTGAAGTACAACCCACTACTAGGGTAATAGGTGCTGTATCTGCTGGAACCACTGTTTTAAATGTTGATTCAACGGTAGGATTTGCCGCTACAGGTGGAGATTTATATATTCCTTATGCTGATGGAACCACAGGTATAGTTTCTTATCGTTCTAAATCATTGACTCAGTTTTTTGGTGTTGGTTTAGGAAATACTGGAGTGTTGGTTGACATTAATGATGGAACAACCATTGGAATTAACACTTTTGCTTATGGACAATCTAATCTTGATCAAGATGAAACAGTAACGGTAAGAATTAACTCAGTATTAAATAAATTTAATTTTTCAGACAAAACTTTCTATTATTCAGAAGGAGATACTATTAAATTAAAAACATTAGGTGTATCAGAGACTGGATTTAAGGCAAAAAGTTGGTTTTACAATATTTCCCCAACTTATAATATAAAAAGTATTGAATTAATAGATGCTTCTGACAAAACATACAAATTAACCTTAGGTGTAGATCATTCTTTTAGATTTGGTGATTCTGCTGTTATAATTGCTAGTGATAAATCTCAAAAAAATACAAATATCATTAATATTGAATCTGATAAGTCGATAGTTGTACGAGGTCAAGGAAATATAGATCTTACAGACTCTTATACAATCAAACGTGATATTTTAACTGCACAATCGAATACTTTTCCTAAAACAAACCTCTATGTTACCAACGTACAAAATGTTTACTCCAAACCAGTAGATATTCTTAATGGAAAACCATATAATGGTCCATCTCATTTCCATCCAAATACAGGAAAGAAAATGGTTGGGGCAGCTCATACTAGTAAACCCCATGCCACTCTTACTACTCTTCCTGGCGTAAATAAATTATTAGTTTCTTCATCTTCTCTTCCAACCTACAACTCTCAACCACTTAATGTTTACAGTCAAACAGTTAAATTTAGTGGTTCATTCGTAGGATCAGAATTTAATATAAAACCAGTAGGAGATCATGGATTCTACACTGGTGATGCTGTTTATTATAAACCAGAAAAGGAAAATTACGAATTTTTTGATTCATTAGGAAATAAAAAAGTTGGTGTAAAGGTAAATTCATCTTTATTCAGTGGAGACGTAGGATTTATTGTCACAGGATTGGCTGATGGTCAAACAGTAGAGGATAGAATTCCTCCAAATGAAGGATTATACTTTGTAACAAGAGTTGATGCGAATATAATAAAATTATCCAAAAGTAGAACTAATATTTTTAATTCAATTTTTATTTCTATTGATAATTCTATTAATGCATCTAATTGTGAGTTTAAACCTTATGATTTTAGATTTAAAACTTTAGAGTCTCAGAAAATAGTAAGAGAAATATCAGAAGTAGATGATGATGGTAAAGTAACTCCTACTGAACCAGGATTTACAGGAATGTTGATAAATGGTGTTGAAATATGTAATTATAAATCAAAAGAATTTGTTTACTATGGAAAAATCAATCAAATTGATGTAAATGCAAGAGGATCAAATTATGATGTAATAAATCCACCTCTTTTAAGCATTAATGATAACGTAGGAACGGGTGCTACTGGATTTGTAGCAGTTTCTGGAAATCTTAAAGAAATTAGACTTTTAGATTCTGGATTTGACTACCAAGATACTCCTATTATTTCTATAAACGGAGGAAATGGAAAAGGTGCTGTTGCTACTGCTAACATGAAGAAAGCAGTTCATTCAGTTTCTTTTAATTCTCAATCTGATGTTGGTTTAGGAACGACTGCCTTCAATTCGTATGAAATAGGTTTTGGAACATTTCATAAGTTTACTGATTTTGAAGAAGTCATTTATAAAAACGCTGGACAAAAAAATGTTGGTGGATTAAGCACAGATTCTTCATATTTTGTTTCCAAAGTTGGTTTAACCACCGTTAAACTTTTCCAAACTCAAAATGATGCTATTTCTGGAATTAATACTGTTGAATTAACCTCATTTGGTATCGGAAAACAATTTATAAATTCAGCTAACAGAAAAACAATTGTAGATTCAATTAATGTTATTGATAGTGGATCTGGATATCAAAATAAGAAAAGAACTGTCTTAAGTTCTACTGGAATTAATACTGCATTAAATCAAATTAAAATTAATGACCATGATTATCAATCTGGTGATATAATCAATTATGTAGAGACTTCTAGCACTGTTATTGGTGGTTTATCTGCTGATAGAGAATATTACGTTACTGCGATTAATGCTGATGAATTTAAACTATCAGAAGTTGGAATTGGCAGCACTGCAAAAGATTTTTATTACAATACCAAGCAATATATTGATTTTACCTCTGCTGGTGTAGGAACGCAAACTTTTAACTATCCTGATATAACTGTAAGTGTGGTTGGAACTGTCGGAATAGCATCTACAGGGACAGAGACTTTTGAATGTAAAGTTCAACCAATATTCAGAGGAGAAGTTACCTCTATACATCTTTCTAATCAAGGTGTTGGATATGGATCCTCTGAAATTATTAATTTCCTAAGAGAACCTCAAGTTACATTAATTGGGGGAACGGAAGCACAATTAAAACCTGTTATTGTAAATGGATCTATTACTGAAATAGTTGTAATGAGTAAAGGGCAGAAATATAATGCGGCTCCCACATTAACAATTAATGGTGATGGTATTGGAGCAGTTATTACACCAGTATTTGAAAATAATGAAATTACCGAAGTTAAAGTCATTCATGGAGGTAATGGATATACATCAGCATCAACTAGTATTTCAGTTGATTTTCCTGGTGCAGGAGTTAATGTAAAACCAATTCTTCAACATTGGAGAGTTAATTTATTTGAAAGAAATTTAGCAAACGTTAGTGGTGATGATGGATATATTGCACATGAGTTTAGACCTGGATATGGTCTTCAATATTCTCATTTATATGCACCCAGAGTTTTAAGAGAATCTGTATTCGCTAATAGTCAAGAGGGAAATACCTTATATGGAGATAAAGATTTACAAATAGTTAATGGACTTGAAGTACCATCTAATCAGCATTCTCCAATATTAGGATATGCTTATGATGGTCATCCCATTTATGGTCCTTATGGATATGTAACACAATCAGGTGGAGTTATAACTCAGATGAAATCTGGTTACTCCTTAACTCTTGCCGAAAATAGACCTTCTACTTTATTATTCCCAGAGGGATTCTTTGTAGAAGACTTTACTCATAAAAACGTTGCTGATGAAACTATTCTTGATGAAAATAATGGAAGATTCTGCGTAACACCAGAATTTCCTGATGGAACTTATGCATATTTTACCACTATTGATTCTGGTGCAACTGAAAGTTCTGGTCCTTTTCAGGGTTATAAAAAACCAGTGTTCCCATATTTAATTGGTGAAAATTATAGATCAATACCTAATGAATTTAATTTTAAAAATGATTCAAATCAAGATGCTTATGATTTACAAAATTTTGAATGGCAAAGAAATACTGAACCATATAATTTAATTGAGGGAGATACTGAATATGATTACGTTTACATACCAAATAAACTTTCTCAAATCATTGATATAAAATCAGTAACTCCAGGATCTGTTGAGAACATAGGTATAGAAACAGGAGGAATATTATATCAAATTGGAGACTCTGCAATTTTTGATAATTCTAACACCTCAGGAACTGGTGCAGTTGCCAAAGTATCAGTTATTGATGGTAAAACAGTTGATAGCATAAGTTTTGCTACGAGTTCAATTACAGGAGTTGAAATTTATGCTGATACTATTCAAGGTGATTATCTTTTAGTTTCAGACAATCCCCATAATTTCAAAAATAAAGATATTATTACTGTAAGTGGATTATCTACCACTTCATCTCAAATAGAAGGTAGTTATACTAGTGGAATAACAACTAGTCGTTTTGTGGTGACTGGTGTAGGAACTGATTCAACAGGCATAGGAACCGATGGAGTTACTGGACTAGTTACTCATATTAATGTTCTTGGTAACTTAACATACCCTAATATCGATTCTAATGATATTTTGGGTATTGGTACAGAGAGAGTAAAAGTATTAAATGTAGAAAAAAATCGTTCAAGAATTAGAGTGCTAAGAGCAGTTGATGGAACAGTTGCTGCTGCTCATACTGTTACTTCATTTTTCTTCCAAGATCAACGTAGATTAACTATTAATGCAGGATTTAACACCACTCTTTCTTCAAATAGAAATAGAGAGATTTATTTCAATCCCTCTGAAACAGTAGGATTGGGTACGACTGCTGGTGTTGGTATTGGATCTACATTATATTTCTCAAATCCAGGTGCTGGAATTAGTGAAATCTTTATACAAACAAAGGCACTTTTTATTCCAGGACATGACTTGAGCACTGGTGATGAATTAACATATTCACCTAATGGTGGATCTGGTATTGTTGTATTGGAAGAAGGTGCATCCTATCCTAGCGGAATATCTACTTTAACAAACGGAGATACATTATTTGTTGCAAAAATATCTGACAGTTTAATTGGATTATCAACAGTTAGGGTTGGATTAGGTACAACTGGTACTTTTGTTGGAATAGCAAGCACTCACCAAAGTTCTTCAACTTTATTCTTTGCTAGTGATCCAGTTGGTGCAGGTATTGGTACAGGAGTTTTTCATAGTTTCAAAACAAATTACTCTCCTATTACAGCAAAAATTAATAGAAATTTAGTAACAGTATCTGCTGCTAGTTCTCATGGATTAATTAATAATGATGAAGTAACTGTTGATGTTAACCCATCTATTTCTACATCATTTATTGTTAAGTATAATGATTTTAATAGAAGAGTTATTGTAACTCCAAAATCATTTATTTCATCAGGAGTTAATACATCTACCAATACCTTTACTTTAAATGATCATGATTTTGTAACTGGTCAAAAAATAATTTATACATCAGATAGCCCAATTGAAGGTTTAGTAGATGATGGAATTTATTATGTGGTAAAAATTGATGATAACAACTTTAAATTATCAGATAGTCATTACAACTCTACATTATCTAAACCAATTATTATTGGCATTACTAGTGCATCAGCAGGAGTAATTAATCCTATTAATCCATCAGTTGATGTTTACAAAGATTCTACTGTTTCTTTTGATCTTTCAGATTCTTCGCTATCATATACAGTTCAAGGAACTCAATATCCTGCCTTTGAACTTAATTTCTACACTGATAGAAATTATACCAATAAATGGGAAAATGATTCTGAGTCAACAGGATTTAATGTAACCAGAACAGGGAGTGTAGGTATAACAGCAGATGCAAAAATAACTCTTGAAGTAACTAAGACTATCCCAGAAATTTTATATTATCGTCTTGATCCAGTATTTGAATCAAATATACCTGATGTTAAGAAAGAAGTTGTAGTTGATGAAGAAACTGTTTCTAATAACGAGGTGATATCCAACGCTTCTGTTTATAACGGAAAACAAACTATTACTACTGCTTCTACAACTGCATTCACCTACACGATAGCAGATACCCCCGAACAAGTATCTTATGCAGGAACCACTTCTGATATTGATTATACAACAACATCTACTAATGCTTATGGATCTATTTCTAGATTTGAAATAAAAAATAGTGGTGTAAATTATTATTCTCTTCCTGGTATTACTACAATTACCTCAACTGTTGGTAGTGGAGCTGTTGCTGAACCATCAAGTTCTTCAATAGGAAAAATTAAAACTACAAAGATTGAAGATATCGGATATACTTTCCCATCTGATCCTACATTAAAACCAAGTGCATTACTACCTCAAATTATTGATATTGAATCTCTTGCAAGTTTTACTAATATTGGAATAACCTCAGGTGGTCGTGGATATGGAGTTGCACCTAAACTTCTTATTCGTGATGGTAAAACTAAAAAAATTATTACTGATGCAGATTTAAGATATTCTTTGGGTGATACAAATGTAACCATATTAAAGAATCCTACAGGGATGACTAAATCATATGCTCCTACTCTAATACCATTTGAAAACAGTAATGGAGTTGGAATTAGTACCGTTGGTTTTAATACTATAACTAAGGATGCTTTCGTAAAATTATCAGTAGGATTTAGCACAGCAGACTCCTTCCCCTTTGTGGTTGGTGATACTGTTATGATTGAAAATGTAAGTATAGGAATTGGTTCTACTGGTAAAGGATTTAATTCTGCTGATCATGATTTTAAATTCTTTACTGTTAATGCAGTTGATGCTAATTTAGGTGGAATTGGTGCAACAATCACATATAGCATGGCTGCTGAGTTTCCAGACAACGGAACTTTTCCTGGTGCTTTTGATCCAAATAATTCTGCAGGAAGAATTATACCTGAAAAATATTTCCCTCAGTTTGATATAAAATTAGGAACTAATGATTACTTAGAGGGTGAAACTGTATCTTCATCATCTGCTTCTGGTACTGTAGAATCTTGGAACTCTGATATTGGATTACTAAAAGTATCTGCTAATAATAACTTTAAAGTTGGTGATATTATTAAAGGATCTACTTCTGATACACAAGGAATAGCATCTTCTATAAAAACATTTGATTCTGATTTAGAATTAGAAGCAACTTCAAAAGTATTAAAAGGATGGCAAGATGATTCAGGATTTATTAACTCTAATATACAGAGATTACAAGATAGTTTATATTATCAAAACTTCTCTTATGCTATAAGATCCAGAGTTGTAGAAGATACTTGGAATGATGTTGTAAGCACTTTAAATCATACTTTAGGATTTAAAAAATTCTCTGATTATCAATTAGAGTCCACTTCACCATCAATGGCAGTTGGGGTATCTACGAATCAAACTTCGGTTGATATAGTTAGTGATTTAGTTGGTGTTGGAGATTTAAATTGTGTATATGATTTTGATTTAGTTACAGAAAATTCTCGCAATACAGGGTCTACATTCTTCTCTGATGAAATAATATTTTCTAGTAGAATACTTACAGATTTTACAGAGTCAGTAGGTAATAGAGTTCTATCTATTGATGATATGAGTGGGTCATTCAATAGTAATCCAAGAGCGACAAAATTCAGTGTTGTAAATACTTTTGTCTTGAATGATAGTAGAGCACTTAAATTTATCACTCTTATTAATGATAAGAGATTTACTCAGGAACGTCAGTTGATGTTAGTAAGTCTTTTACATGATGGATCACAAGGTTATATTAATCAATATGGAAGAGTTGAAACATCTTATGATCAAGGATCATTTGATTTCTCAGCAAGTGGAACTGACGGTCAATTATTATTCTTCCCAACCAAAGCCACTGTAAATGATTATGATGTAACTACTATTTCTTACAATTTAGATGATACTCTTTTAGGAATAGGAAGCACATCATTGAGTGATGTTGCTATAATTAATACTTCTAGCACTAATGTTCCTAGTGGAACTACTACTAATGTTGTTGGAATAGCAAGCACTTATAGATCTTTAAGAGTTTTAGTTGAAATAACTCCTGATCTTGATGATTTGAGTGAATTTGAATATAATGAATTTACTGTGTTACATGATGGAACAAACGTAGATTTATTAGAGTATGGTGAGTTAATCACATCTCAAGGATCTTATTCAGATCCTGGATTTGGAACTTTCCATCCATATATTTCTGGAACAGATTTAAAAGTTGATTTTATTCCTAATTCAAGTATAGGTACAACATGTGTTGTTAATACTATTCAAGTAGCACTTGCCTCAACATCATCAGGCATTGGAACAATCTTTATGAATCATGCAAAACTTGATGCGAGAGCAACAAGTATTTCTGCATCAGGAACTCCTGGATTCACAACTATTGCTCAATATAATAATGATTTTGATGCGGGATATTTCTTTGTTCAAGTAACAGATACCACTAATGATAGATATCAAGTTTCTGAAGTTTTAGTTATTGATAATCACGTATCAGACCCTGCTGCACCTATTTCTACCTTTGACACTGAATACGGCGTTATAGAGTCTGTGGGGGCAGGATTAGGAACCATTGGTAGTATAGTTGATAGTAACGGTATTGTATCATTAACCTTTACTCCATTAGCAAGTATTGCTGTTGATGTTGCTGTTTTCAGTAATGCACTAAAACATGTTATTGCTGCTAAGGATTCTATTGACTTTACTAATGCAACAATCAATAGTGGATTTGGTGAATATTTTGGAACTGAAAGAGATATTAAGAGAGCATTTAATCTAACACATGATACCAATAATATTTTTGAAAGATATGTTCTTTGTAATGATGCAAATATTGTAAGTGTCTCTGCTGACACAATTACAATTCCTAATCATTTCTTTGTAACTGGTGAACAGATTTCTTATAGTCATTCTGGTAGTGGTTCTACTATGGCAATAGGAATCGCTTCTACCTCTTTTGCTGGTATAGGAACCACAGATAAAGTTCCTTCTGATGTATTCGTTGTTAAGATAAGTTCTGATGCTATTAAATTAGCAAGAAGTGCAGAAGATGCTTTGAAGGTAGTTCCAGAACCTTTGAATATTACTAGTGTTGGTATAGGCACTTCTCATAGATTCGTTGCAACAAATCAAAATGCCAAGGCGTTGATAGCATTGGATAATATTATTCAATCACCTGTTGTATCAACTGCTGTTACAACTACATTATCTAATATGATTCGTGAAACTGATAATGTTATTGAGTTTAGTGGTATAAACTCATTCTTTGGTGCAGATCTGATTAAGATCAATAATGAGATTATGAAAATAGAAGGTGTGGGTATTGGTAGCACCAACTTCATAAGAGTGCGTAGAGAATGGTTAGGAACTGTATTAGCAGGTCATGGTACAGGAGATAAGGTTACTAAGGTTATTGGTAATTATAATATTGTAAATAATCTTCTTACATTCTCAGAAGCACCTTATGGAAATGTTCCAATAGGTAGCACCACAAATCCACCTGATGAAAGAGATTGGACAGGTATTTCAACAGGATCTCATTTCCAAGGAAGAACATTTATGCGTTCAGGAGAAACTGATGGCGTAAATGAAACATATTCAGAAAATTATGTTTTTGACAGTATATCTGAACAATTTGATGGAATTGAAAGAACATTTAGATTAAAATCTGATGGGGTAAATGTTACAGGAATACAAACAGATACTGTTATCTTAGTTAATGATATTTTCCAAGGAAATGGAAGTGTAGAACAATATACAATTTCCGAAACTTCTGGAATTTCTTCAATTAATTTCACAGGGACTGCTACCTCAGTAACATCTGATCCAAATGGTTCAAATCTTCCTCTTGGTGGAATAATTGTTTCCGTGGGATCTAGTGAGGGATTTGGATATCAACCACTTGTTGCCGCAGGAGGAACTGCGATAATAGGTAATACTGGAATAGTCTCAGCAATTAGTGTTGGCAACACAGGATCAGGTTATAGATCTGGAATTCAAACAACTGTTAATATATCCATTAAAGAGGAAAATCTTAATGGAGTTACTTTAACACCAGTTGGAATAGCAACCATTGAAAATGGACATGTAACGGGAACTGCTGTTACAAACACACAAGTATTTTACAAACCAAAATCAATTTCTGATGTTGGTTATACTTCAACAACTGGAGTTACAATTGTATCAGTATCAACTGCTCATGGATTATCCGTTGGTGATGAAGTAAGTTTATCAGGAATAGCATTTACATGTGATTATGCACCTCCATTAGGAATAAACACTGCTGCTTATAACAACGTAACTGGTATTCTCACAGTTACAACAAATACACCTCATGGGTATAATACTAGCGGAAAAACAAGTGTTGTTATCTTTACAGGATTAGCGTTTACATGTCAAATTGATAATGGTGCAACTATTCATACTTATCCTAGATCAGTGTCTGCAACTGATGCGTCCAGAGGTGATCCATTCTTTGGTGGTGCATCAGTTATATCAGTTAATAGCACCACTGAGTTTGAAGCACAAGTTGGAACATCTACAGTTCCAACATTCTATGTTGGATTGGGAACAGTTCAGGGTGCTATTGTTGCTCCTAGAAGAGTCAATAATTCTCCTACCAAAATTGATCCTGCTGCAGCAAGTAAGAGCACTGTATTGCAAATAATTGATAATGATACTTTCCTTGTAAACACTGGGATTTCAACTCTTGCTCATTTCTATGCTAGAGGTGGAACAGTACATAAACCATTTGATGTTGTTTTTGATGATCCACTTTCATATTCAAACTTACCACTACAATATGCTTCTGGAAATGTTGGAGTTGGAACTGGTGCAACAATTGATATTGTTGTTGGTCAAGGATCTAGTGTTGTTAACTTTACAGTTCAAGATACTGGTTATGGATATGGGAATGGTCAATCATTAACAGTTGCTATTGGAGGAACAACTGGTATTCCAACATCAACAGGATATAAAGAATTCCTGATTAATGTTGAGGAAACATTTAGTGATGAGTTTACAGGATGGTCATTAGGTATTCTTCAATCTCTTGATAATTTTGATTCTGATTTTAATGGTTCAACAAAAGCATTCCAATTAACAGATAATGGAGATTTAATTTCCATTAGAGCTGGTAAAGGATCTGAGATTAATGTTCAAGATATTCTTTTAATATTCATTAATGACATATTACAAGTTCCTGGTAAGGGTTATACATTTGATGGTGGTAGTGTAGTTACCTTTACAGAAGCACCAAAAGTAGGTGATAAATCTAGAGTAATTTTCTATAAAGGAAGTGGTGATTCTGATGTTATTAACAGAGAGATTATTGAGACAGTTAAGAAAGGTGATGATTTAACTATTGAGAGTAATTCTCCTCAGGAGTCTTATCTACAAGAAAATGAAAGAATTGTTCTTAGTGTTAATTCTACTGATATAGTAAGCACTAATCCATATTATGGTCCTGGCAATACTACTGATGAAAATCTTCAAAGACCTGTTGTATGGTGCAGACAAACTGAGGATAAGATTATAAATGAAAAACCAATCGGTAAAGATAGAGAATTGTATGAACCTCAAATTGCTCCATATACATATATCACTAAATCTGTTGGAATTGGATCAACAGCAATTTACGTTGATTCATTAAGACCTCTATTCAATACTTTTAATGAAAGAGAGGATAGCACTGATCTTGGATTCCAGAAGAAAATTAAATTCCATAATCAAGCAGTAAAAACTGGTGCTGCTGGAACTGCGATAGTATCAATAGCAGGAACTATTTCTTCTGTTGATATTACTGATGGTGGAGTTGGTTATACCACTGCCACAGTTAGTTTTGGATCTACCACAGGTATTGGTACTACTACACAGGCATTTGGATCTGTAATAATCGGTGCGGCTGGAACTGTAACAGGTGTTGCCATTACAAGTGCTGGTGTAGGATATACGCATACTAATGTTCCCTCTGTTCTTATTAGTCCTCCTACTCATGTTGAAGAGGAAAATACAGTTAGCACATATAATGGAGATCAAGGAATCATTGTTGGATTTGGTACTACAACAATCGCTTCTAAGGATCAAATGATATTTGATCTGTTTATTCCAGAGGATTCTTTCCTAAGATTATCTGGTTTAACAGGCACTGCTATTACAATGAGTGGAATTGGAACCAATGATATATTTGTTGTTACTGGTTCTCATGTAGGAGATGCCACTACTTCAATTACATCAGTGGATTCTGGTGGAAATACCATTGGAGTAGGAAAATCATTTATAGATAATGTATACTCAGTTGCTAGTTTTGAAATTGTTAATACTACTTCTGGTATTAACAGTGAAGGAGTAGGAATAGGAACTACTCATTGTGCGAGAGTATTTGCAACAATAACAAGTGATTTCTCATGGGGTGGAACTGGAATTGAGACATCTAACTCTTATGGAACTTATAGTTGGGGAAGAATTGACCTATCATCGAGATCGGGATTAAATTCTTATACAGCATTCACTGAAGGTGGTGTTGTTGGAATTACTACTTCTACTATCATAGAAAGAAGTGCTCCTCTTAAATTTAAGAACTATAAACGAATTTAGTATCTACATCCTTAATAAATAACTAAAAAAATACTATCAAAATGGCCGCCATTATAACTGATCAGATTAGAATATTAAACGCACAGAATTTTGTTGCTGGTGTAACTTCTACTGCTAACGCTTATTATTCTTTCATTGGATTACCTAATCCTACTGAGGTGCAATCTGATTGGGATACTGATCCTCCTTCTCCAAAGGATAATTTTGAAGAAGAAGATAGTTATTGGGACACTATGGTAGCACTGAAAAAAATTAGTGCTTCTGACGTGAGGCAAGTAGTACCTAGAAGAAAATGGTCTTCTGGAACCACATATGATATGTACCGAAATGATTACAGTAGAACTAATACTGCTGCTGTTTCTGGTGCAACTAATTTATATGCGGCGACATATTTTGTTTTAAATAGTGATTTTAGAGTATATGAGTGCTTACAAAACGGAACTGACCCAGATAACCCTAACGGTAGACCATCATTAGATGAACCAACTTTTACTGACTTAGAACCTCGAAGTGCTGGAACTAGTGGAGATGGTTATATTTGGAAATATCTGTATACAATTAAACCAAGTGACATTATAAAATTTGAATCAACTGATTTTATTCCAGTTCCTGCTGATTGGGAAACAAATTCTGATGATGCTGCTGTTAGAGATAATGCAGTTGATGGTTCCATCAAAATAGTAACTATTAGTAATGCAGGTGTGGGTATTGGAACTGCTGACGCAGTTTATACCAAAGTTCCTATTAAAGGAAATGGATCTGGTGCTGAATGCACAGTTACAATTAACTCTTCATCACAGGTTTCTGACGTTACTGTATCTTCTCAGGGATCAGGATACACTTATGGTAGTGTAGATTTAGTTGCAGGAGGTGTGCCAACTGGAACTACTAGACCAGTTTTAGATGTTATTATCCCACCATCAGGAGGACATGGTAAAGACATTTATAGAGAACTAGGTGCATATAATGTTTTGTTATATTCTAGAATTGAAAATGATAACGAAAATCCTGATTTTGTAACAGGTAATCAAATAGCAAGAGTAGGATTAGTAGAAAATCCACAAGCATTTGATAGCACTGCTCTTTTATCAGTTGATAAAGCAACTGCTGCAGGAGCATTAAGATTGGCAGGAGCAGGTTACAGTAGTGCTACTTTTACTGCTGATGCTTATTTCACACAAACTATTGCAACAGGAACAACTGCTGCTGGAAGAGTTATTAATTATGATCAAACTACTGGTGTTTTAAAGTATTGGCAAGATAAATCTCTTGCAGGATTTAACACAGTGGGAGCGGCTGTTACCGAACCTACTTATGGATTTAAATTAAATGCATTTACATCCACACCCGAAACAGGTGGTTCTCTAACTATTGTGCCTTCTACTGGATCTAATTTAGCGATTGATACTTCATTTACAGGTGTCTCTACCGTAATAAATAGTAGAACCTATTACTTGGGTCAAGAATTTACTAATGGAATTGGTAATCCTGAAGCCAAAAAGTATTCAGGAAATATAATTTATGTTGACAATCGACCATCTATCACAAGATCCTCCACTCAGAAGGAAGATATTAAAATAATCTTGCAGTTCTAAGAAATCATGCCGCAGCTAACTAATTTAAACGTATCACCATATTTTGATGATTATGATCCTGCTAATGATTATTATCGGGTATTATTTAAACCTGGATATCCAGTACAAGCACGAGAATTAACTGGACTGCAATCAATGTTGCAGAACCAAGTTGAAAAATTTGGTCAACATTTTTTTAAAGAAGGAACTAAGGTAATACCTGGAAATACAAGTTATACTTC